CATCCCGCTCCAGCCAGCGCAGCCAGAGCAATGCCTCCTCGGCCTCAGAGATCTGGCGCGGACCCGGCCGGGGGCGACGCATCTGCGGTTCCTGTCCGACCTTGTCCGCGAAGCTGTGGAAATACTCGGGCCAGGCGTTGAAGAAGCCCTGGGGCATGACGCCGGGCAAGGTGCGGAAGACATCGGCCGCACTCTCCAAACGGTCCTTCACGCGCGCTGTGGTCCACTCACCCATGGCGCGCCTCCCGTTCCCGCTTGCCATACAGGCGCTCGCCAAGCTGGCGCACCAATTCCCGTTCGGGCCAGGTCAGCCGGTCATCGTCGATTGCAACGGCGAGCAGTCCCTGTTCCTTCCAACCATCCCGTTTGACCTCGTCGGGCTGGCGGCGATGCCCGCCATATCCCTTGGGCGTGAAGCGCATGCCGGTCATTGCGCACCTCCGTGGGTTTCCATGGCCCAGAGCAGGATCGCGATGGCGTCAGCTTCATTGTCATCGGCCGGGCTGAAGCCACGCGCCCGGACGGCGGCGATCATGGCGTCCTTGTTGGCGTTGCCCTTACCAGTGGCGTGACGCTTGATCGTCCCGACAGGCACGCCCTGATAAGGCACCCCGCGCATCTCGGCCCATGCGGTCAGCGTCGCCATCAGCCCCCCGTAGACGTGCGCTGCATCCGTGCCCGCGTGGCGACGGACCTCCTCGAACCAGATGGCGGCGATAGGACCGGACAACCGCTCCAACTCGCCCAGCCAGTTCGTAAAGCGCAGGTATCGCATCCCACCGCCATCGAACCGGCCGTTGCGGAACGATGCTGTGCCGCTGGTGATCAGCCCTTCGGCGCCATGCAAGGCCCAGCCCGTGGTTGTGCCAAGATCGAGCGCCAGCAATGTGCGCTGGCCGTTAAGCGCGGGCGGCACATTTCGGACGGCGTTCTGATTGGGGTTGGTCATGGTCTGGTCCGCCATGGGCTTTCTCCTTTTGTGATTGGCTGCTCGAGGGGTGGAACGGGTCAGACTGCGACCCGAGAAATTGCCCAGGGGTAGGTGGTGGCTCTCCCCGCCTGTAGCGGGGAGGACACCTACCCCTTTAGGGGGGACTTTTCTGAAATCTGAAATCTGGCGTAGGACACTGATTTTATTGACCAAATCCAGATTGCGGAGCAAATTTCGGAAACACCCTTCCGAAATCTGGAAAGGACCTTCCAAGTCTCTGAAACTAAATGGAAAAAGCCAGATTCCAGATTTCGCCAGGATTTCAGATTTCGCAAAATCTGGCCAGATTTCGGAATTTGGACGCCAGATTTCGGAATGGATCCGGAGCGGAAAAATCATGCGTCACCCCCTTCCGGATAGACCCAGATGGCGGGGTTTTCGACCGGCAACAGGGCTCCAGTCTGCGGGCATTTGTAGTGGCTGGGGCGCACAGGAACATAAGCTTGGCCAACCTCGCCGGTGTCCGGATCGACCTTTTCACCATCGGTCGCCAGTTCCATGTATTCCACACAGAGATAGCCGTACTTGCTGCGGTCAGATGCCAGGCCGAGATCGCTCGCCGCGTCGCCTTTGACGAACTTGATCACCCCCTTGGTCGTCATCACATTCAGCCGGTCCCGAATGGTTGTCTGCCCACTGAGGCCGCTTTTGTTCTCAAAAGATTCGGCGAACAGCGTCATCGTGTACATCCGCCCCGCACGCGCTTCGCGATCGAGAATGTTGACGATAACCTCGCCTTTGCGCACACGCTCGGCGTCATGCTTCGCGCCAACCTCCTGGCGCACCAACCGTTCGTTCATCGGGTTGATCTCGACCCATTGGCCGCCGACCTTGTCGATCACCTTTGGCGGCAACGCGGGGCCATTGCGCAGCTCGATCTCCAGCTTTCGTTGCGAGCAATCCTCGTCGGGCCGGTGCAGGATCAAGCCGGAGGTATAGAACCCGCGCAGCGCGCTGGCGCCGGAGAGCGCGAGAAACGGATCGTCCTTCACCTGCTGCTTGCTGAGCTTCTTGGTGTGGTGGATCAGGATCACCCCGCAGTCGGGGTCGATATGATCGCGCAGCACCTCGACCCGTTCCTTCAGGAAAAACATCATGGCGGTGTTGTCGTTTTCGCCGCCGCCATCGGGCCCGCCGTCAAAGAGGTTCCGGATCGGGTCGACGCAGAGAATGTCCGGCGGTGCATCCGGGAACGCGTTTTGCACGGCGCGCGCGACCCGCACGCTGCCTTCGTTGTCGAGCAGCATCTTCAGCTTGGGCGTGGCGACGAAGGTATCGCGCGCGGCGGCCAACACCTCTGGCGGCAGGGCAATCTGCTTCAAGCGTTCCCGCAGATAGTGATACTGGATCTCGGCCTGCAGATAGAAGACCCGTAGAGGCCGCGGCGGGGTGAAGCCGAGGAACGGCACGCCTGCGGCCATGTGCACGAGCCAGGAGATCAGCAGGTCGCTTTTGCCAACCTTGGGCGCGCCACCCAGCACCAGCAGCCCGCCCGGCGTCAGCACGCGCGGCGCAATGATGTCCTGCGGCATGGGGCTCTGGTCGTCCAGCAGCGCGCCGAGCGTGAAGGCAGGCATGTCCTCCGGCCCCGGTGCACCATTGGTCAGACGGATCAGGGGCAGTCCGTATTTCTCGACATGCAGGTTCCAGAGCCGCTCGGACTCGCGCTTGAGCCGTTCCACCGGCCACTGCGGCCGCAGCATGGCGGCGTTGTAGCCACAGATGCCTTCCCAGCCCTCGTCCTTTGTCATCCGGCCCTCGTGGACCATACGGATGAAATACCCGATCGCAGCAGATGCGCCCTCGAAGCGGGACCAATCGTCCTGCGCCCCCTCGCGCACCGGGGTGACCAGCACATCGTCCATCGCCGGTTTGTCGGGATGGCTGAACTCGGGTTGCAGGGACACGCCCGGCGCGGGCGGCATGTCGGTCACGGCCTCCATGAACTCGGCCAGGTCGCGTTCGCGGTCGGCGTTTAGCTCGACGATCCGCACCTGCGTTTTCAGGCTGTTCTTGTAATAAACGCTGCCTGCCACCCGGATCGGCTGGTGGGCCGAGCGGAAATGCATGTCGCCACCGACCTTGGCCGCGATGTCGCCGCGCAGTCGGGTCACATGGCGGATGTCGTCACCCTCGGCAGGCTCGGTCAGTGTCCACCACACGTGCGCTTTCCGCTGCCCCTCGGGCGTCACACCACCGCTTTCAACCACCATGGTCGGTGCGCCGAGGTGGCGCTCCAGATGGGCACGCTTTGCGGCAATATCGCCGGTGTCGAGGTCGACGACCACGGTTTGCATCTGCAAGATCTCGGCGGCCTTGGCCTGGCCGGACGCGGCAACGGTGCCGGGAATTACGTAGACCGCTGCCCCCTCCCGCGAGGCCCATGTGGCGAAGGTCGCCATCTTTTCGGGCGCGGCCTGATCCGCTTCCAGCCAGATGTTATGCGGGCGGCCATCGATGCCCTGGCCTTTGTCAATGAAACTACGGACCGGAATCAGGCCTTCGCAGTAGCCGAAGACGACCTGCATGAACTGGGCGATCTGCTCGGGATCGGGCTCGTCGCCGAAGACGTCGATCTGCGGGGCCGCGTCGTTGAAATCGCGCCACGGGTTGAAATGGACGATGTTCTCCTTGATCTCATCGGGCGTCGTGTCGTCGCGCATGGTCGGGTCCTGCTCGGGGTTGGTTGGGTCGGTGGGCTCGTCGGTCATGTGGCCAGCCCCCAGCACCGCTCGGCATGGGCACAGAACCGGCATTCGAAGAAGTCGCGATTGGAAGCTATCCGCGGTAGCAACTCGCCAGCATCTGTGGCCTGCAGGATCCGCACGGCGCGATCGGACATGCGCTGCGCCAGATCAGCATCGAAGGGGACGAGCTCGTGGTGCAGCTCGGCCGTGTCCTTGTTGATCGCGGTGAACAGCGCCGGTGCGGACGATATTCCGGGCACCGAGGCCTCCATGTAGGCTTGGTAGATCGCGATCTGGGCGGCATAGACGGGCTTGGAGACCGTCACGCCGTCCTTCACGCAGGCGCGCCAGTTCTTCGCGTTCATGGTCTTGCATTCCCAAAGCGCCAGGGTGCGCAGACCAAATGCTGCCGGGGCATCAGCGATGATCCCATCGACATGCCCACGGATGCGACCGCCCGCGACGGAGAAGCCGAACTGGCCGCCATCGCGTTTCTGGGTGACCAGATCGATCCCGGCTGCGCGCAGCCAGCGTATCGCGAGATCCTCGAGCTGATGCCCGATGGCGAAGATCCGCAGCGTTTGTCCGCTGAAGTCGGCACCGCCATCCTTCGGCGCACCGGCGAACTCGAACTGCAGCGCGCGTTCGCAGGCGTGGCCCAGGCGGGACGCGCCAAGATAGGTCCTGGGCGGCGTGGCCTGGCGCTCGGCAATGAGGGCTGCGTCGACCAGTGCGTTGATCCGCTCGGCTGTGGAGGGCCGGTGATTGAAGTCCAGCATCAGAATGGCACCTCCGGTGTCTGGACCCGGGCGATATCGGACATGGCCTCACGGAAGCCCTCGACGGCCTCTTCGATCAGGGCGCGCACCTGTGCCTCGGTCAGATCGGCGAAGGCTGTCTGCCAGCCGATCTCGTCCATCAGCAGTGCGACGCGTTTCATGGTGGCGGTGACGGCGGCGCGTTCCTCTTCGGTCAGATCAACCATGGCAAAACGCTCCCGCGCCAAACGCGTCCAGAAGCCCTGGCAGGGCATCGAGCAGAACCAGGCCGATGGCCGGGGCCGCTTCGACCGGTGTGGATCGCGCCAGCCAAAACCACGCGTGGGTTGCCGGCAGACAGCACAGAGCGTGCCACGCGGATGCCAGAGACGCTGCCGCTCCTCGGCCGTGATGTGATGTGAAGATGTCATGGGTCATGCCGCTCTCCGTTCGGATCCGGCCACCGCGTTTACGGCGGCTTGGATGGCCCGTTTGTTGAAGCCGAAGGTCATCAGCGCCGAGGCGCGGTAGCGCGTCAGGCCGAAGTCGTGCCGGCACTCAGGCGGCAGGTATTTCAGCTGCTTGTCGGTCGGTGGCTGGCGCAACCACGCCTTGGTCTTGAAGCCGCTTTCATCGCTCTCGTGGGAGTTCAGCCAGTCGTCGGCCTGCGCGAGGCAGACGGTGCGTTCGCCGACGCCCAGCAAGCGTGGCCGCTCGCCCTTGGCCCCGCCGATGGCGTACCAGACGCCGTCCATCCAGAAGATGCCGCCCCACGCCGTAAAGCCCGTGGCCATCAATGCATCGTCTGAGCCGAAGAGGTCCACCCAAGCGAAGCTGGAGCGTTTCAGCATGTCGATCTCGGTCATGACAAAGCCCGAGAGTGGCACTGCCTCCGCGCCCGTTTCGCCTGCATCCTGCAGCAACACCTCACCACAGAGCGGGCATTCGGTGGTGGCGAGCGGAATTTCTGCTTCGCAGGTCGGGCAGAATTTAGTGGGGGCTTCACCAGTGCCGATCTTGCCGTCCAGATCGACATCCTGTTCCAGCGTGCCGTGGATCAGGCTCGATGTCCCGAAATCTAGCACCACGCAGTCGGTCTTGACGATGCCGGGATGCTCCTCCGGATCAACCGTGCGCAGCCCGCGCCCGACCATTTGGATCATGGTAGATTTGTAGGAACTGGGCCGAAGGAGCACGACGCAAGAGGTGGGAGGGTGATCCCAGCCCTCCGTCAGCACAGCGACGTTCATGATGACGCGGATGACGCCTGCCGCGTAGTCGGCGAGTATGGCCTTGCGGGTCTCGGCCGGCAGATCGCCGTGGATCAGCGCAGCCGTGATCCCCGCCGCGCGAAACGCCTCGGTCACATGTTCCGCGTGGGCGACGGTGGAGCAGAACACGACGGTCTGCCGGTCGCCCGCCTTCTCACGCCAGTGGCGGATCACCTCGTCGGTGACTGGCGCGCGATCCATGATGTCGGCCACCTCGGTCATGTCGAAATCCGCACTGGTCTTTCGGACCGATTTCAATTCCTCCTGCACGCCAACATCGATGACAAAGGTGCGCGGCGGCACCAGGTGGCCCGAGGCAATCAACTCACCCAGACGCACTTGGTCGGCGACATTGTCGAAGACCTCGCGCAGTCCCTTGCGGTCGCCGCGGGTCGGCGTTGCCGTCACCCCGAACACCCTCGCGTCGGGATTGGCATCGCGCACCCGGTCGATGATGCGGCGGTAGCTGTCCGCCACCGCGTGATGCGCCTCGTCGATCACGAGCAGATCGAGGCGTGGCATGTCGGCGAGGTTCGGCGCCCGCGCCAATGTGGGCACCATGGCGAAGGTGACATCGCCGCCCCAGGATTTCTCGGTGGCGGCCGTCACAG